GCATTTTACTGACCGGGTTGCCGGTTGACTCGGATTTGATTCGTACGATCGGATCATCCATGCTGCCGACACGGGTAACGCTACCGCCACCTTGCGTTGAGATGGTCGCACGTTCGCCACCAATGCTGGTGATTACGCCAAACGTGCGCGTGCCTTGATAGCTCCAGCTAACCCGGTCGCCGCGTTTCATTTCTTCTTGCCCCCCTTCTTGGGCATGGGCTTTTGAGGCTTGGCTGGTCCGGTGTACTTAGGCATCACTTTTTACCTTTGAGTTTGCGGGACTTACCGGCTTCAGATAGAGCAATGGCCATTGCCTGCTTGCGGCTTTTGACCTTTGGTCCCTTGCCGGGGCCTGGCTTGCCGCTTTGCAGTGTCCCTTGCTTGAACTCGCCCATCACCTTGGCGACTTTCTTGTCCGCCTTGATCGGCTTCTTTGCCATGCCGCCATTCCTCAATGCCTACCAGCAGGCTAGCGCCGTCTGCTGTCGCCCATCCTTTGTCGGTGTAAATCGCTGGCACCCATGCCTCGCCAGCCAATGCTTTAACAGGATCTGAGCTGACAGTAAACAGTCCCTCGTTGCGAAAGTGCCGCAGATTAGGCAGGTCCATATCGTTTGCGGAGTTGCTCTAAGGTTAACTCTGACCCATCATCGCGTACCAGCTTGGCGATGGCATCGCGTGGGCCGTATTTCTTGGCAAGCCGGTTGAAGTATGCAACCTTGCCAGGGCCAAGCGCATCAGCTTGTACGCTGCGTGGCTGGTTAGATAGCCATTCTCCGTAACTCTGGTTGATCGGCACCTGGCCATCCTTGCTGGCGCGAGTAGCTGTCGTTGACGGCGGCAGGATGTCTGGATCAATGATTGGCACAGTGGTGCTGCGGCAGTTGAAGTGCTGCGGCGGCATCGGGCCTTTGCCGTACTCAAACTCCTTGCCGTCAAGCGCTCGGCAGATCGCGCTGGTGCGAGTGTCGAGCGTGGCAACGTACCTGTAGCGCGGCGTGATGTCTTGATTGGCCTCGTAGACCTGCTGGCTGGCGGTGTTGGCTACTTGGTTAATGCTGGTGCGTATCAGGGTGATGACTTGATTGTCTGCCACTGCTGTTGCCTGCCCGCCTGCAGCGATGAGCTGCTTAACGGTCTTGGCTTCTTCGCCAAATTGCAGGCTGCCGATCAACCGCTTGGCAATGGATGGCGTCGGCTCACCAGTGAGCAGTCCCTGCCGCACCACCTGGCTGAACCGCTCGGCCTGATCAACAGCGATACCTCTGAAAGCCTTAGTGACTACCTCGCCATTAGGCAGAGTGATGGTGGCGCCCTGCGCAGCGGTCAGATTGAACGTGGCCGGGGCGCCTTGCACTGCAGCGAATAGGTCATCACTCAGCGCCACTACGTTGATCTGTGTCGGGTCGGTGGTAACAACCGACTGCGCAAACTGCGGGCTGATCTCCACGGTGTTGACCACATCCCGTGCGCCAGCCGGTAGCGCTTTGCGAAGCTGATCGGTCACGAACTCGGATTGCAGCTGCGCGATGCCCTGCAGCTCAGCCGCCGTAATCTCAGTTGCATCCCCTGCCCATGTGCCGAGGCTGTCCTTTAACTGCGCAAGGATTGCCCGCAGCCTGGCTGCCTTTACAGGTGCAGCAAGCTCGTCAATGGTTCGCAGTTGATTAACTGCATCAATGATGATGTCGTTGTAGGCGTTAATGATGCGACGCGCAACGCTATTGCTGTACCTGTTCAGGTCGATAACGTTACGATATAGCGCTTCTGGTGTGCTCACTGTCCATCAGACGGTAGATCAAGCCCCGCATTGGATGTGGCATCCAGCTCTTCGTCCACGTCAAAGTTATCGCCTAGCACATCGCCTTCAGCCAGCTCACGCAGCAGGGTTTCCTGGCTGATGGTGCCAGCGGTGTAGAGCGATAGCAGCGCAGTGATGTCCTGCGGCTCAAGGCGTGCGCCAAGGAAGTCGCGGTTGACATAGCTGCTACCGGCAGCAGTTGCATTGCCCAGGTACTGCGCATGAAACTGCAGGCAGTTGTCGATCATGTCCTGCATATTCTGCGCAATCACCATCATGGTGCTATCGCCCTGGCTGCGATCAATGCGCTTTGCCTCAGCTGTCTCGGCGCTCAGCTTCTGACCTAGCACTGCGGACAGTCCTAGCTCATTGATTTGCAGCGCAAGCTGCTCAAGCCTGCGGAATTGCGCGTCAAAGCTGCGACCGGCTGGCTCGATGTACTCGGCGCGGCCTTCAGCGGGAAATGCGATCGCTTCGCCGGGTCCGGCTGATACCTCTTCGGCTGCTGACGGGAACCCGTAGAACGCCAGCATCGGTACGGCTGAGATGTGCAGTTGGTTATCAAGGTCCGACTGCACCTGATAGGTCTTGAGGTTCAGCTCTGCGATATCCTCCAGCGGCGGGCGGGATTCCATGAACCCATGACGCTGCGCATAGGCAATGGTGAACGGGATCTGATTGAGGCTCGTGCGGCCTTCATCAACGACGGTGAACTCACCGCTGTCGGCCTTGCGATGGATGCGGTACTCGCCAGGCGTCAGCACACGTACCTGCTCGACGGCTTTCTCGCCAAACTCGCCATCTGGCACCGTGACCACTTCCGCCAGCCGCAGCTGGGTCAGCACCTGCTTGCCTTCTTGCGTCTCGGTGCGCCAGCCAAGGATCTGCCGGGGCGTGTATGTCACCCAGTAGGGTCTGCCGCCATCAGACGGGGCATCTACCAACGTACCAATGTGGCCATATCGCACCATCTTACGGGCGGCTTCATACGTCCACACGTTGAGGTCATTGCCTTGCAGGTCTACATCAAACAGCTGCTCACGGATGATGTCGGCGGTGTCATCCAGCCTCACTGGCTTGCGGGTGAGCATGCCCGCCAGCATGCGCTCAAGGCGGATGTAGTACGGCGGACAGACGCTACGGGATAGGCGGTTGTCGTAGGACTCATCCAGTTCGCGTGGCTCCTGCGGCAAGTAGCGGCGATGCTTCTTGCGCATGCCATAGGTGCCCTGCAGCAGATCTTCAATCAGCAGCCAGTGCGGCTCTTGCGCATACCAATTCGTATTCGGGTCGTTGACCTTTGCTACGGTGCGCTGCGCTAGCGGCCGGTCATAGAAGTTGTAACCGCTATACACGAGCGCTAACCGCTGAGAATGCCATCAGTTTACGGCTTCAGTCATTGATGGGCTGTCTAGTAGAGCCTGATGCCAGTGCTGCGGCCAGCACCGGCGTGCAATGGGTTGAACTCACGCCACACCAGGTAGCCGAGCGCGTCGTTCATGTGATCGAACCCTGCATCCTTGTCAGGTTCGCCCTTGTCGCTGTAGCACTGCAGCTCTAGGCATTCGATCACGCGGCGGCAACCCTGCGCCACCTGCAGCCGCACCTGCCCTTTGCCGTTCTCCAGCAGCGCCTGCACAGCTGATACCCGATCGCGCACTGGCGGGTTGCTGCGTGGTGACTGGTTTGACATGCCGTAGGACTCCAGGATCTGGATGTCGGTTTGGCTGGCGTTGGTGCTGCGGCTGCCGCCGCTTGCGTCTGGGTAGATGTAGATCTGCTGCTGCGGGTGCCGCCTGCGGATCTCTTGCGCCAATGCGTCGGTGTCATGCGCACCGGCGATCTCGTCAATCACCAGCAGGCCATTGCCAAGCCGCACGGCGATCACGGCAGACATGTTGCCCACGTTGAAGTCAATACCAACGCGGATTGGCTCGCGGGCGACGTCCGGCACTGTGGCGGCAACATGCTTTGCCCGATTGAACCTGTCATATACCTGCCCAGTCGTCAGGTTGACGAACTCGCCGTCGAGGTATGCCCGCAGCAGGCTCGGGTCGTAGTTCGCCTGCAGCCGTTCGATGAAGTCCGGTGGCAGGTGTGGATTGTCCGCCGTGCGCATTTTGATTAGCTGCCGGTCTGGCCGCTGCTTGGCATCATCGCTGCCGAATGTGTTCCACATCCACCGGAAGCCCTCTGGCGTTGATGCCGCGCCAAACTGCCGCACATTGCCCGAGCGCAAACGGCCGAGGATCTTAGGGAATGCCTTGTTAGCAATGCTGGGCGTCACGGTGTCGATCTCATCAGCCAGCACCCATGCAAGGTTCAGACCGATAATGCGCGACCAGTTCTCAAAGGATCGGCACAGGATCTTGGTATCGCCGCCCGGCAGGTGCAGCATGTACTCCGGCAGCGGTGACGCGCGAAATGTGTACGGGATGTCGTACGCCTCTAGGAACGCCTCAAAGTCCGTCTGCCAGATGTCCCGGATCAGCGGTCCGGTCGGCTCCATCACGCAGCCAATGAAGCCCTGATTGACTGCCGCCAGCATCACGGCCTTAGCGCATAGCGCCCTGGTCTTGCCAGCGCCATAGCCCGCACTGATGCCAAGGATCTGCGTTGCGGTGTCATCTACGAACGCAAGCTGCCCAGGGTGGAGGTCGCTGCGGATGCGGGCCAGCAGGTCAGCAGTGTCCTCGGGCGTCTGCTGCTGCATGAATGACAGCAGCGGTACTGGTTCGCAAATGCCGCTGACAATGCTCACGACATCTCAAACCGCAATAGCCGAGCTTGCTTCTCTACGGCAGTCATGGCTAGACCGACTTGGTTGTTCTCGCGTGCAATGCGTTCGTAATCCTGCAGCCGCGCCAAGGCGGCCTCTAGCCATTGAGGCCGCTCCAGCTCGGCGTCAAGCGCTATTAACTTACGCGCTTCAGCCAAATAATCACGCACTTGACGTTCGCTTACTCCCCACTTTTCGGAAC